TCGCCGACGAAAACCGTTTACTGATCAACCGGATCAAGCAAGAGATCACTCGTGCCCGCAAAGATCGAAACAACGGCGCAGCTCCGGAAATTCCTCGCGGAGATCATGGTCGGCGTTCAGGACAAGAGCGTCGCGCCTGAGGATGCTTCGGCGGTCGTGAAGCTCGCCCACGCCATCAACGAGTCCTTCAACGTCGAGCTGAAGATGCGCATGCTCGGCACGCAGCTCGGCGATCACGTCCCGAGGCTCGGGTGCCTCGGGATCGGTGATACACCCAGCCGACCAGGCGACGGCACGCTGATCGAAGGATCGGCCAAGGCCAACTGAACGGCCCACCACGACCCGTACCCATAACGACGCGCTAGGTTTTTCCCCATGTTCCGCATCCAGGTGCAGGTCGGGCCCAGGTTCGGCGGATGGGCCACCGGAGGCCAGCGCTTCAGCACAGCCGAGGACGCCAAGACCGCGATCGACGACATCCAGCGCGGTGAGCGCAAGGTCCAGGCGACGGTCATGACGCGGCGGGTGGTGAGCGCGTGAGCGACGAAGCCGAGCGCGCCCGGCGTGGACGTCCGAGCGCCTACACTCCCGAGATCGGCCAGATCATCTGCGAGCGCCTCGCCGCCGGCGAAAGCCTGCTGTCGATTTGTAGAGGCGACGACATGCCGCCTGAGAGCACGGTGCGGAGATGGGTGCTCGAGGACCGAGACGGTTTTTCGGCGAGTTACGCCCGCGCGCGCGATATGCAAGCTGACCATTACGCGGACGAGACGATCGACATCGCCGACAACGAGGAAGATGCGGCGAAGGCGCGGGTGCGCATCGACGCGCGCAAGTGGCACGCCTCGAAGGTCGCGCCCAAGAAGTACGGCGACAAGGTCGCTCTTGTCGGGGGTGGCAAGGGCGACGAGCCGATCCGCATGGACCTGACGGGATTGACCGACGAGGAGCTCGCCGCTCTTGAGGCTATCCGCAGCAAGCTTGCCATCGCTGGAGCAGATCAGGGCGGAGAAGGCGAGGCGGGCGGCTGAGGCAGAGCGGGCGGCGCTTGCGCGCAACAGCGAGGCGATCCGCAGCCGGTGCGCGACGCTGGCCGGTTTCGTTCGAGAGGCGTGGCACGTCATCGAGCCGGGGAGGGCTTACGTCCACGGCTGGCACATCGACGCGATCTGTCAGCATCTGGAGGCGATCACTTTCGGGCGCCTTCTGGATTTGGGGCGCGACAACCGGCTGCTGATCAACGTCCCGCCTGGGACCATGAAATCCCTGCTGGTGTCGGTATTTTGGCCTGCTTGGGAGTGGACCAAGCCCGAGCTTCGCTCCCTGCAATATCTGACCACCTCCTATTCGGAGAGCTACGCCAAGCGCGACGCGCGGCGGATGCGCGATCTGGTCAGCTCGGAATGGTATCGCACGCTCTGGCCGGTGGAACTGAGCCGGTCGGGCGAGATGAGCTTCGCCAACTCCGCCCGCGGCTCCCGAGAGGCGATGCCCTTCGCGAGCCTGACCGGCGGACGGGGCGATCGGGTGATCATCGACGACCCGCACTCGACCGAGACCGCCGAGAGCGAGGCGGAGCGGGAGCGGACCATCCGGATCTTCCGGGAATCGGTCACCAGCCGCCTGAACGACGCCCGATCCTCCGCGATCGTGGTGATCATGCAGCGGCTGCACGAACAGGACGTCTCCGGACAGGCCCTGGCGCTGCAGCTGGGATACACCCACCTGATGCTGCCGATGGAATTCGAGCCGGAACGCCGGTGCGAGACCATCCTCGGGTTCTGCGATCCTCGAAGCTATGACGGGGAATTGCTGTTCCCCGAGCGCTTCCCACGCGAGACCGTCGAGCGCGACAAGGTTCCGCTCGGCTCCTACGCCTACGCCGGCCAGTATCAGCAGCGGCCCGCCCCGCGAGAAGGCGGCCTGTTCAAGCGCCGCTGGTTCAACACCGTGGGCGCCGTGCCCGCAGGGAGCGCGCGGGTCCGCAAATGGGACCTGGCCGCCACCGAGGAAGGCCAGGGCGCGAACCCGGACTGGACCGTCGGGCTGTTGATGGCCCGCGACGACCTCGGGTTCTTCTATGTCGAGGATGTGATCCGCTTTCGTGGCTCGCCTCACGAGGTCGAGCAGGCGATCCTCAACACCGCCGCCCAGGACCGCGCCCGCTACGGCGAGGTGATGATCCACCTCAGCCAGGACCCCGGCCAGGCGGGCAAGTCGCAGGTGGCCTACCTCACCCGGGCGTTGGCCGGCCACGACGTCCATTCCGAGCGGGAAACCGGCAAGAAATCGGTCCGCGCGGCGCCGTTCGCAGCCCAGGCCGAGGCCGGGAACGTGCGTCTGGTCGCCGCGATCTGGAACGAAGCCTTCCTGGCCGAACTGGAAGTGTTCCCCAGCGGATCGCACGACGACCAAGTAGACGCGGCAAGCGGAGCCTTCGACATGCTGGTGACGCCGCCGTCCCATAGCTTCGGCTTCGCCTGACCATGGCGCTAACCGATTGGCTGAAGGGCCTGCGCATCGGCCGACGCCGCGCCGAACCCCAGCGGGACACCATCCCGTTTCCGAACGTCATCCAGATCGGCCAGCAGCGCGTGGGCTCGCGCATCCTGTGGAAGCCGACGCCGAAGAACCTGCGCTATTTCTCGCGCACCCCCTACGCCAGACGGGCGATCAACGCGATCAAGAACCCGATCGCCATGCTGGAGTGGGAAATCGTTCCCATTCCCGGCGTGGACCTGAACCCGGAACTCGAGCGCCAGATCGAGATCGCGCGGGCCTGCCTGGAGACCCCGAACCGCGACGACGACTTCCGCTCGTTCCGCGAGCAGGTGATCGAAGACATCCTGGTCGGCGCCGGGGCGATCGAAAAGCAGCTGAGCGGGGATGCGCTGCGTCCGCTGTGGATGTGGCCCGTGGACGGGCTGTCGATCCAGATGTTCCCCGGCTGGGGTGGAGGCAGGGACGAGGCCCGCTACTGCCAGAGCGTGGGCTACGGCTCCTACACCGGCGGCGGACCCACGGTCATGCTGCGGGATGACGAGCTGATCTATATCCGCCCCAACCCCTCGACAGCCACACCGTTCGGCTTCGGGCCTCTGGAAGTGGCGTTCAACACCATCAGCCGCCAGCTGGGGGTCGGTGACTTCGCCGGCAACGTGGCCTCCAACGCGCGTCCCTCGATCCTGCTGGACATGGGCGAGGGGGCCTCGGACCAGACGCTGGCGGCGTTCCGTTCCTACTGGCAGACCGACATCGAAGGCCAGGGCAAGGTCCCGATCATCGCCTCGAAAGGTGGCGACGTTCACAAGCTCTACCCGGATGGCGACAACGCCCTGTTCCTGAAATACCAGGAGTTCCTCAAGGTCGAGCTGGCCACGGCCTTCGACCTCTCGCCGATGAACTTGGGCGTCGAGCGGGACGTGAATCGAAACTGCTACTCGGAGGATACCGAGACGCTGACACCTGACGGCTGGAGGCGGCTCGATGAGTTGTCCGAGGACAGTATCATCGCGGCGTTCAACCCGCAGACGCGCGCCGTTGAGTTCACCAAGCCCGACTTGATGCACGTCGCCGACTACGAAGGCGACATGATCCACATCAGCGGCCGGATGACCGACGCGCTCGTCACACCGGATCACAGGATGTGGGTGCGCCGACTTGGACCGGGCGACGGATCGAAGATAGCTGGCGACGGCTACGAAATCCTGCCGGCCTCGGCGCTCGAAAGCGGTCGATACGCGACGATCGCCAGCTTCGCCATGCCGGATCATCCTCGTGTCGAGACGTTTACGCTTCCCGGCTGTGATTGCGGCGGCGGTGTTCGTCGGTCCTATCCAGACCGCGAAATCGCGATGGACGATTGGCTGGCATTCCTGGGTTTCCACATTTCGGAGGGCCATGCTGGCCGCCACGGCGCCGGCACATGGAAGGTCAATCTCTGCCAAAACAAGGGGACTGAGACCGCTGCGGAAATAGACGCGCTGATTTCGCGTCTGCCATTCGCCTTCGCAATCAATGATAGCGGCGATGGCGTCCGGCGATGGCAAGTGGCCGACAAAGCCCTGTGCGCGTGGCTCTTGGAGCACTGCGGGCGCGGCGCGCACAGCAAGCGCCTTCCGGCGTTTGTGGCCAATCTAGGCGCCGAACAGCGGGCCATCGTCTTCGACGCTCTGATGAAGGGTGATGGTACGCGATCCGTCGTGCCTGGCCGCAAGTCCGGCGCCTACTATACCGCCTCGGCCCAGCTTCGCGACGACGTGCAGATGCTGGCGACATCGCTGGGCCATCGGGCGGTTGCGACGTCGAACCCAATTATGGGCGTCTATCGCGTCAAGATCACCGACCGGACCGCTGAGAACGAGATCAAAGGCATTCGGAACGTCCGGCGCGTGTCCTATTTGGGCCGCGTCTACTGCTTTTCGGTCGCGCCTCACCACCTGTTCGTCACGCGCCGCAACGGCAAGATCGCGGTGCATGGCAACACCGCCGAAGTCTCGGCTGAACGCGACCGCGACCACGCCATCAAGCCGTGGGCGACGCTGCTGGCGGCCAACATCACCCGCGGCGCCCTGCATCGCGGCCTGGGCTTCTGGCAGCTGATGCTGCGTTTCCCCGGGCTCGACCCGGACGACGAGGACCTCAACAGCCAGGTGTTCGAGCGCGAGTGGCGCTCCAACGCCGTGACCCCGGACGAATACCGCGAGCGTCGCGGGATGCCCCCGATGGACAGCGAGTGGGGGCAGATGACCTACGCCGACGTCCAGATCGCCATCAACGCCGCGCGCGGGGCCGGGGAAGTCGACGACCCCGACCTGGAAAAGAAACAGCAGGCCCGACTGTCGGGCCAGACCAAGCCCAAACGCAAGAAGACCTGACCTTGATCAGACGGCCGCCGCGCCGATGAAAGGATAATTCGATGGCTTTCGACCTGCATACCATCCGCGTGGGCAAGGGCTCGTCCCTCAAGCGCCTGGATTCGCTGCTGCTGTGGACGCTGCCGCAGCAGTCCTATCCCGCTGGCAATGGCGACCCCTCGGCCATCGCCGCCGGCTCGTCAGGCAATGGCTACACCTCCATCCCGACCGTCGCCTTCGCCAACGCTGGGTCCGGCGCCTCGGCCACCGCCGTCGCCAACATGGGCGTGGTGCAAACCCCGACCGTCGCCGCTGGCGGCTCAGGCGGCACCAACGGCACCCAGACGGTCACCGGCACCACCGGCACCGGGACCAAGTTCCAGGCCTCGGTCACCGTCGCCGGCGGCGCGATCACCGCTGTGCTCTCGGTCACGGTCCAGGGCGTCTACACCGCGCTGCCATCCACCCTCGCGGCGGAGCCTGTCACCGGCGCCTCGCTCTCCGGCGCCCAACTGAACCTGACCGGCTGCATGGGCGTGGTCAGCTACACCGTCTCCAACGGCTCCTCGAACCACCTCTATCCGCAAGGCACGACCGCGACGCTCTCGGGCGGCTCGCCGACCGTGGCGGCGGTTCCCGGCGCGGTGACCGTCACCAGCGTGGCCGGCCAGGGCTCCAGCTTCGCGGTGTCCGGCCTGAACCTGCCCGCGACTTACGGCGTCTACCTCGGCGATCTCGGGGTGGCCGGCGACGCCTATGTCACCAGCCGCACCCAGACCGGCTTCACCGTCAACATCGCCCCCGGCTCGTCTTCGCAGACCCTGGCCGCGGGCAAGATCGACATCCGTATCGAAGCCTAGGAGGCGTCATGCCCAAGGAACCCGAAGTCGAGGCCGTCGAGCCGGAAGGCGAGGTCGCCGTCGAAGCGGCCGCGCCGAGCGAGGACCAGGCGCAGCCGGACAACGCCGACCCCACGGAAGCGCCCGAGCAAGACGCGGAGGCGCAGCCGGAACCGGAGGCCGACCTCGGCCTATCGGAGCCGGACAACGTCGACCACAACGACGCCTGCGTCTCGGCGGCTCCGCCCCGGCCCAGCGACGCGCTGATCTCCCAGCTGGAGATCCGCTGGATCGAGCTGCTCGACTTCGTCCGACCGCTCCAGGGCGATCTGCCCGGCGAATTGGGCGAGGTCCTGAGCTTCGTCCGCTCCAAACTCTAGGCCGCCTAGAGGATCGCCGATGTCCCTGTCCAAGGCCGACCGTGACGCGCTCCCAGAGAGCGATTTCGCGGTCCCAGGCAAGCGCGCGCTTCCCATCCACGACGCCAAGCACGTCCGGATGGCCCACGACATGCTGAGCCGCACCAAAGGCCTGTCCAGCGAGGAGATCGCCGAGGCTCGCCGGCGCATCAACCAACGGGCCCACGCGCTGGGCATCGACACCTCGGGCTGGACCACCATCAAGGCCATGCGCTTTGACCTGGCCAGCCTCTCGGCGATGTCGCTCGACCTGCCCGAGGTCGACGACCACCCCAACCGGATGCCGTTCTCCGGCGTCCTGACCCGCTTGGATCAGCCCTCCGACGCTGCGCCGCATGGCTCAAACGGCAAGCGTGTGCTGATGACCAAGGCCGCCGCCGAGAAGGGGCTCGCGTCCCTGCTCGGCATGGCGGTCGACTTCACCCCCGAGTTCGATGGCCACGACGTCGCCCGCAAGATCGGCGTCATCACGGCCGCGACCGTCGAGGGTGACGCCCTCCACATCGAGGGTTTCATCTACGCAGCGGATTTTCCTGAGGAAGCCGCCCGCATCAAGACCGACAAGAGCGCCCTGGGCTTCAGTTTCGAGGCCCAACAAATTCATGTCGAGAGCTTGGATACGGACCCCTTGGTCATCGTCGACTGCGTGTTCACCGGCGCCGCCATCCTGAAGAAGGACAAGGCCGCCTACCAGACCACCTCACTCGCGGCTTCGGCCGCCGGAGACCTTGAAATGACCAAGGAAGAACTGCAGGCCCTCCTCGCCGAGGCGTTGAAGCCTGTGAACGACGAAATCGCCGCCCTCAAGGCCGGGCAAGCCACGGTCGTGGAGAGCATCCAGGCCGGCAAGGAGCTCCACGCTAAGGTCGCGCCGTTCGCCGAGAAGCTGCGCTCCTGCGCCGCTTCGATGCAGGCGGCCGGCATCGGCGTGCACGCCACCCGCGGCCATGTCGCGGTGCTGAACCGGATGGCCGACAACATGGAAGCCGAAGCCATGGGCGGCTCCCTGCCGCACATCTACCGCGACCATGACTACGCCGGCGGGACCTACTACGCCACCGCGGACGAGGGCAAAAAGCCGGCCGAAACCGATGCGGAAAAGGCCCTGAAGGCTCAGGTCTCCACCCTGGAAACCCAGCTGAAGGACCTCAAGGCTGCGGCCGTCGACACGGTCAAGGGCCCGGAGCGCAAGACCATCGCGCCGCACATCACCGCCCTGCTGGCCAAGGCCGGCGAGGCGATCGGTGAAGACGGCAAGGTCAGCGCCGCCGCGCTCGACAAGGCCTTCAACGCCGCCCAGCTCGACACCCGTCAGCGCCTGGCCATCAAGATCGGCCTGGACCGCGCGGGCCAGCTGGCCGCGTAACCCTCTCCACCCTGAAATCGGGAACCGAACACCATGACCACCCAAACCGACCGCGTGGAGACCTTGGGCTTCACCGGCGCTGACCAAATGGTCGGGGGCGTGCCCCTGGCCAAACTGATGGCGGCCGTGCAAGCGCCGCGCATCGAAGCCGCCGCCGACTACCTCGGCAACGGCGCCATCGAAGTGAACATGTACGAAACCGAGATCGCGGACATCGTGCGCCGCGAGAGCGTGTTCCTGCAGCGTGTGGACAACGTCCCGGCCACCGGCCACCCGCACCGCTTCTTCGACCAGACCGCGATCGCCACGGGCGCCTTCACCGACCCGCGCACGATCTCGCCCTCGGCCACCGGCCCGACCCGCACCGAGCGTTCGGTCTACATCAAGGCCATCACCGGCCAGACCAACTTCGGCCTGTTCGATGTCGACGTGACCCGGATGCAGGGCCAGTTCGCCTATCTGGAAGCCAAGGACATCGAGGACATCACCTCCGGCATCGTGGTCTGCGAAGCCGCTGCGGTGTGGAACGGGACCGCCTCGGCGATCACCGACTCCTCGACCCAGTCCTACTGCGGCCTGCTGACCCAGATCACCAACCAATACACGATCGGCCTGGGCGCCTCGATCATCGACGGCATCAAAACGAAGATCGCCGCCATGGTCGCCAACCAGGGCCAGAAGGTGAAGCCGACGGCCATCTACCTGAACCCGATCCTGTCCGACATGATCGATCAGGAAGCCAAGGCGGCCCACATCTCGCTGAAGGACGTCACGGTCGCCGGCGTGGTGGTCTCCGCCCTGCAAACCCAAGCCGGGCTGATCCCGCTGATCCCCGAGCCGTACATGCCGGCCACCACCGACACCTCCTACGGCTTCGCCTCGCCCGGCTCGGGCAATTCGAACTACTTCGCGGTGATCACCACCGAGAAGATGATCGAGATGCCCCATGTCACCGGCGGCGACGGCAACATGAAGCCCCGCATCTTCCAGCTGGGCCTCCTGGCCGGGCTGCAAGGCCAGTACGTAGGTGTACATTTCAACAGCATCGTCGCCAAGCGGCCCGATGCGGCCCATGCCGTGGTCGCGGTCGTGCGTGCGACGGTCTCGGCCGGCTAACCCTAGCTGACCATCACTGAACTTGCGCAAGGGCGGTCTCCACGGCCGCCCTTCGCATTTGAGGGCCACCCGATGCGCGTCTACTACGCCGGCAATCCTCACGCGGACCACACCGCCCTGGTCGCGCCTGGCGCCGATCCCCGCGCCGTCGCCGCTGGCGTCGTCAGCGAGTGGCTCACCGAGAGCGGAGAGCCGCGCCAGATCACCGTCACCTTCCGCAAGGGCGCCGCCGAGGTGTCCGATCCGCTGGGCAAGTACCTGTGCGCCATCGGCATCGCTAAGCGCACCCGCCTGATCGTGCCCCGTAAGGCGGCCTGATGTCCCTCTACCTGATCGGCGCCGACCCGACCGTCTACGGCGTTCCCAACGCCACGCCGGCGCAGATCCAGCAAGCCAGCGCCCTGGTCGACGCCTATCTCGAGCGTCCCGAAGGCGTGGCCTACGCCAACGATTACGCCGGCGCGCCCTGCTACATGCTGGGCTTGAGCCCGCAACTGACCTTCACCCTGTCCGGCTCCATTTCACCCGGCTCGGCTGTCGTCGCGACCCTCACAGGTCCGGTTTCGCCCAGCCTCCTGGGGGAAGTGCTGATCGCCGAACGGGCCACCCGCGCCAACACCGAGGCCCTGGTGGTCCAGGCCGTCAACGGCTCGCAGGTCACCTTCCAGAGCGTGGGCCATGCTCACGCCTCTGGCGTTACGCTGGAAAGCGGCCTGGTGCTCTTGGAAGAGCGGCCGATGCCGTCCAAGCGCAACGTGACCCGGGTCTCGAAATTCCCGCTGGTCAAGCTCCTGGCCGGCCAGGGCCGCTACGCCTACGGGCGCCGCTCCGATCAGGTGGCCGGGCTCTACAACGACACCAACCTGCTGGCGGCCCTGCAAACCTTCGGTGGGCCCCCGGCTTGGAACCCGTTCGACGCCACCTTGGCCGACATCAGCGTCGTCACCGGCGAGGTGTGGGTTCCGGCGGGGCTGATGCTGGCCTACTACTCCGACGTCCGCCTGCGCTATGTGGCCGGCTATCCGGCGGCCAGCATCCCGACCCCGATCAAGCAGGCGACCGCCAACCTGTGCATGGCCCTGGCCGACTATTCGGACATCGGCGGCAACATCAAGAAGATCCAGGCCGGCGGCACGTCCATCGAGCGCTTCGCCAACACCATCATCGACGCCGACACCCAGGCCATGCTCGACCAGTTCAAGGCCAAGCTGCTGTTCTGATGTCGTTCCTGTATCCCCGCACGATCGCGATCTGGCGGCCCAAGGTGGCGGCCCCGAGCGCCGTCGGGGACGTGGGCTACAACGCCATCCGCGCCGCGCCGTGGAACTCGCAGGACGCGACCGAAATCCTCACGGGCTTGCGGGCCAGCATCCAAATGGACCGCCAGGGCCAGCACAACTTGGTCGGCCTGCCCACGGACGCGAAATACCAGGCCATCTGGCGGGTGTTCATCCCGAAAGCCGACGCGGGTCCGGGCTCGATCGTCTCGACCGACATCGTCGTCGACGACACCGGCGTCGCCTACCAGTGCTTCGCCCCATGGTGGGACAGTCTCGGCTACCAGCTGCGCTGCATCGTCCTGGAGGTCTGAATGGCCGACCTCGCGGACGTCGAGACAGCGCTGAAATCGGCCGTGTTGGGCCTGGTCTATCCGAACGGAACCTCGAGCCCCTCGGCCATCGTGGTCGACTCGACCCCGGTCCCAACCAAGATCGGCCGCGGCTGGCCGCTTAAGACCACCCTGCAGAGCGACCTCGCCGCGGGCGTAGCCAACATCTCGATCTTCAACCAGCCCGGCATGGACCGGAACACCACCCGCTTCGAGCAGGATTGGGAGACCCTGATCCCCGCGACCACCACCCTGACCACCTCGATCGCCGGTCAGATGGTCACCTTCGGCGGCACGGTTGCGGTCCCGCAGAACATCGGCGTGGTGGTGGGAAAGGCCGGCTATGCCTACGCCGTCCAGGCCAACGACACACTGACGACCATCGCCGCCAATATCGCCGCCCTGATCCCGGGCGCGAGCTCCACTGGGCCGGCCCTGACCGTGCCGGGAACCCAGGGGGTGATCGTCAACGTCGGGGGCGTGGCGACCCTCTACCAGGTCGTCGCCACCATCCAGAAGCCGATCCAGATCACGCTGTGGTGCCCCACCCCGGAGGGCCGGGACGCGGCCGCTAAGCTGATCGCTCCCCCGCTCTCGGCGCTGAAATTCCTCACCCTGGCGGACGGCACCGCGGCCCGGGTGATCTACCAGCGGACCATGACCAGCGACGGGTCGGAGCTGTCCGGCCTGTTCCGCCGGGACCTGTTCTACCTCTGCGAGTGGAACGAAATCATCACCCTGTCCGCGCCCCAGGCGGTGCTGTTCGAGACGGTCCTGGAGCCGAACAAGGACGGCGTCACGCCGCTCGACACCATCACCCTGTTCATCTGAGGCAACCATGAAACTGGTCGTTACCCACCCGTTCGGCGACCACGCCGTCGGGGACGAGATCACCGGCGCCGACGCCATGGCGCAGGCCCAGGCCGAGCACCCTGAGAAGGTCGTGCGCGTGGCCAGCGACCCCGCCGCTGCGGCCCCCAACCCCGCGCCCCAGGAGTAACCGGCGATGACCATCTACAACCAGGGCCTGGGCAATCCCGCGGCGCTGACCGTTCCCGGCCTGTCGATCAACGTCCAGGCCCCTCCGCCGGCCAACATCAACGGCGTCCCGACCAACATCGGCGGCATCGTCGGCACCGCGACCTGGGGTCCGGTCAACTCGCCGGTGATCGCTGGCGGCCCCAACGACGCCTCGCTGTGGTTCGGCCAGCCGCAGAACCGCAAATACGACCTGATGACCCACGTGGTCATCGCCAGCCAGCTGGGCCTGAACAACTTCCGGCTGGTGCGGGTCACCGACGGCACCGACGTAGCCGCCACCATCGCGGTGCTGACCAACTGCATCACCCTCACCGCCAAGTACACCGGCACGCTCGGCAACAGCCTGCAGGCCTCGATCGGCCCCGGCACCGCGGCGTCTTCGACCAAGGTGGTGCTGAGCCTGCCCGGACACCTGCCGGAGACCTTCGACAACCTCACCGGCTCCGGCAACGCCCTGTGGCTGGCGATGGCCAACGCCATCAACAATGGCCAAAGCTCCTCGCGGGGCCCCTCCGCCCTGGTGGTCGCCACCGCGGGCGTTGGGGTCACGGCGCCGGCCACGGCCATCTACACCCTCACCGGCGGGACCGACGGCGCCACGACCATCACCGGCTCGGTCCTGGTCGGCTCCGACACCGCGCCGCGCTCGGGCATGTACTGCCTGCGCGGGTCGGGCTGCGCGGCCGTCGACCTGGCCGACTGCGACACCTCCTCGACCTGGGGCACGCAGCTGACCTTCGCCCTGTCCGAGAGCCTGGAGGCGGTCGCCGTCAGCCCCGCCAGCGACACCCTGACCAACATCGCCTCGACCCAGACCAACGACAGCCCCTGGCTGAAGGTGATCTTCGGCGACTGGGTCTATTGGCTGGACAGCGCCAACAACATCGTCCGGCTGGTCTCGCCGCAGGCCTTCTACCTGGGCCTGAAGCTGACCTTGGGCCCGCACATCAGCGTGCTCAACAAGCCGCTGCCGAACGTGGTCGCCACCCAGAAGTCGACGCTCAATCAGGTCTACACCAACGCCGACCTGACCGCCTTGGCTGCCGCGCGGGTGGATGTGATCGCCTCGCCATCGCCAGGCGGCAACTACTTTAGCTTCAACTTCGGCCGCAACACCTCGTCGGACCCGGGTCGCCACCAGGACTCCTACACGACCTTAACCGACTTCATCGCGACCACCATCAACGCCGGAGCCGGCCAGTTCGTCGGGCAGAACATCAGCCCCACCGAGCTGCGGCAGGCCTCGGCCTCGATCGGCGGCTATCTGGACACCCTGCAAGCCAATTCGATGATCGGCAACGCGCTGGGGACGGTGCCCTACCAAGTGACCACCACCTCGGGAGCTCCAGGCTCCGGCACCCAGACCGCCACGGTCCTGGTCCAGTACTTCGACGTGGTCGAATACTTCATCGTCAATCTGACCGGCGGCGCGTCGGTGCAGATCGTCTCCGCCCAGCAACCGACGCAATAAGGGGCTGATCGATGCCTACGCAAGACTTCAACGTCGGTTCCGACGCGACCTTGGACATCATCGACCCGGTCCAGGGCCTGCAGCGGTTCCGCATCGTCACCAGCTTCGAGCACGACCCGATCTACAAGAACCTGGAGTCGATCGGCATCGACGGCGTCAATCGCTTCGCGGAGATCCCCGCGGGTCACAAGCTGACCTTCGAGCTGGATCGGGCGGACGGGTCGGTTGACGCCTACTTCTGCAATGTCGAGCAGAACTATTACAACGGCTCGACCCTGGCCAACGTCTCCATCACCAAGACCGTCAGGGAGCGCAACGGCTCGGTCAGCCAGTACCGCTTCAAGGGCGTGGCCATGAAGCTGGCCAAGGGCGGCAAGTGGTCCGGTGACGCCAAGGTGGCTCAGACCATCGAGGCCACCGCCAGCCGCTGGGTCAAGATCGCATGAGCGCCAAGCTGACCCTAGGCGAGCCTGAGGCCATGATGACGGCCGCGACCATGGCCGAAGTCGAGGTCACCGACAAACTCGGGCGCATGATCAAGATGCGCGACCCGGGCCCCTTGGCTCAGTACCACATCGTCGAGGTGGTAGGCTCCGAGCGGGCCAAGAACGAGGTGTGGATGGGCATGGTGATGCCCATCCTGTTCGTCACCGAAATCGGCGGAGAACCAGCCTTTTTCCCGCAGAGCTATGGCGAACTGGAGGCCACCATCACGCGTCTGGGCCACGATGGGCTCACCGCGGTGATGACCGAGTTCCAGAAGACCTGGGGCGGCAAGGAAGCGGTCGAAAAGGACCGGGACGCGATAAAAAAATAGCCACCACGCCGCGGTTCGCCGAAGCGGCGTGGCTGGTGTTTAACGGCGTTCCATTCGATACGGCGTTCAAGCTCGACACCCGCTTCTCCGCCGCCTTCGCCATCCTGTTCTCGGAATTCTCCGGGGGAGGGCGGTTCAATTACGATCGCTGGGCGTTCGAGAAGCCATCATGACCAAGATGCTCGACAGCCTCGGGGCGATGGCGCTGGAGCTGGTCGCCTCCGAGGTCCGCATCGTGGCCTCGCTTGAGGGCGGGCTGGATCGCATCCTCGACCGCATCGACCGTACCGCCAAGAGCGAGTTCGGCGTCTATCAGGGGCCGGCCGGCCCGTTCCCGGCGTGGGCTGAACTGGCCCAGTCGACCAAGGATGACCGGGTCGCCCAGGGCTATAGCGAGAACGATCCTCTGCTGCGCGAAGGCGAGCTGCAGGAAAGCATCGCCCACGAACGTGAGGGCCTGGAGGGGGTCGTGGGCTCGATCTCCGACATCATGCCTTACGATGAGTTCGGCACCGAGAAGATGCCGCCCAGGCCGGTCCTGGGGCCCGCAGCGGTGCGCAACAAGTCCGCCATCGAAACGCTGGTCGGCGCGGCCCTGGTCACGGGCCTGATCGGCCAGGACGTGTTTGGAGAGGGCGAGCAAATCGCCATCCACGAAAGCCTGGGCTACGACTTCAAGGTCTAGGCGTGCGTGGCCGCGATGAAGGCCAGGGCGCCGATGCCGATCAAGCCCAGCGCGACCAGGGCGACCACGGCGCAGACGCACAGGATCGCCACCGCCACTGCAAAGCGCCACGCCAAGCTCTTGCCGGGCATGGGATCAGACCAGACCGCGGCGCGCGGCGCGCGGGGCGTGACGTCGATCAGCACCTCAGGGCCATGCAGGTCTTCGAAGTCGCGCTCGAAGGCGGTTTGGCGTCGCATGGCTCGAGCATAATCCAAGCCAGACCCGGATAATAGGAGGCGGCCATCTTCGAAGCCTACTCCGTCGGGATTCGGGTCTCGCTCATCAACGGCGTCGCCGGCGGCCTGATGAGCATGGCCCGGCAGTTCCGCACGGCCGAGACCTCGGCGGCGGCCCTGCAGACCCGCCTGCGCGGCATCCAGCGCATGCTGCTGGTGGGCGGCATCACCGCCGGAGCAGGCCTGGGCATCTTCGCGGCCCTGGAAAAGACCATGAAGCCGGGGTCGGAGTACCTCGAGGCCCTCAACCGCCTGCACATGGCCGGCCTATCCCAGGTCGAAGTCGCCCAAGCCGTCAACGCCGCGTGGAAGAACACGGGCGATGTGATCACCACCACGGCCACGGCCAACCTGTCGGCGATGCAGGACCTGCGCAATATCCTGGGGTCCATGAAAGACGCCACCTGGGCGCTTCCGATCGTCACCAAGATCGGCACGGCGATGGCCTCGTCGTCGGAGAGCAGCCTCAACCAGAACTCCTCGGACATCGCGTTTTCGATGGCCAAGGCCCTCGACATTATCGGCGCGGCCAAGGATCCGGCCACCTTCGAGCGCGAAGCCGGGCTGATGTCGAAGGTGGTCACGGCGTTTCAGAACCGGGTCACGCCCAAGCAGTTCCAGAGCGTGTTCCAGTACGCCCGCCAGGCCAAGTTCGACCTGTCCGACCAGTTCAAATACGAATTCCTGCCCACCCTGATGCTGGAGATGAGCGGCTCTCAGGGGGGCGCGGGAGGCGGATCGCGCGGCGTCGGGCCGATGCTGGCGGCGATCTATCGCGTCACCAACCAGGGCTACATCAACAAGAAGGCCATCCCGATCCTGGAAAAGCTCGGGCTGCTGACCGACCACAACTTCACCCGGACCACGACTGCGGACACCGTAGGCTCGCACCTGAAGGGCGCGGACCTGGCGGCGCAGAACCCCTTCCTGTGG